ACTGGTATTTCCACAATCAGTGGATTTACTTTTCCTGAGTCTGATGGTACAAGTGGGCAAGTTCTGGGCACAGATGGTGCGGGTCAACTAGCATTTATTACTGCGTCCTCCGCAGGTTCTGGAACTACGATTACAAATTTGCATTGGACCGTTGGTGTTGGATCTACAGCGTTTCAATCTCCTCATGATATTGAAGATAGAACTGCACTAGTATTCAATAACGGTTTAAAATTATCATTAGATGAAGATTATTATATCGAATCTAATACAGTATACATTAAGAATGGTCCGTTAGATGAGGGGGATCGTGTACATGTTACCATTCATTATGACACTTTTTACGAGAGTGAATTTTTCACTGCGACTGATGGGCAAACCACATTCAATTTGGTAGCAACTCTACTAAGTAGTCAAGATAGAGCAAAGGTATATTTGAACGGTGCAAAATTACGAGGCACTATTGACTATGGAATTTCCTAAACAGTTAATTTAAATATTGGCGCTGCTGAAGGCGATTTGATTAATATCAGTGCTGACGCAGGAGAAAGTTATACTTCGGCATCAGCTGGTCAGACAGCATTTAGTTATACCTCATCTTCAATTACTGCCAGCAATCTAATTGTTTACCAAAATGGTATTAGGTTAGAACCTACTGATTATACTGTTGGATCTCTATCTCTTGTTCTTACACAAGGAACAGAGGCGGGTGACTCTTTGGATGTCTTACTTTACGCTTGATAAATAAATCGGAGGCATATTAACATGGCAAAACCCTCAACTAGACACGAACTAGTTCAATACTGCAAAAGACAGTTAGGTTATCCTGTCTTGGAAATTAATGTTGCCGATGAGCAGATCGATGATCTAGTTGATGATGCGATTCAATATTTTAATGAGCGTCATTATGATGGCATCGAAAAGATGTATTTGAAGCACAAAATCGATGAGGATTTTGTCAATAGAATTAAAGCAAGAGGTGGTAATCAAGCAGCAGGTATTACCACAACCACTGCAACCAGTACAATTGTTGGTACAGCAGTAACTTTTAATTACGAAGAGAATAGTAATTATATTCAAGTTCCTGATGCTGTTATTGGCATTGAGAAAGTTTTTAAGATTGATAACCGTGCTATTAGCACAAATATGTTCAGTGTCAACTATCAGTTGTTCTTGAATGAGATCTATTGGTTTAGTTCTACTGAACTTTTGAACTACACTATGACAAAGAGATATCTGGAAGATATCGATTTTATTTTGCATCCCGATAAGCAAATTCGCTTTAATAAGAGGCAAGGAAGACTTTATATTGATACTGATGCGGCATCGTTTCAGGCAGATGATTATCTAGTTATTGAGTGCTACAGAGCGGTTGATCCAGAAGATTTCTCAAAAGTATATAACGATAGTTTCCTAAAGAAATATCTTACTGCTCTAATTAAGAAGCAATGGGGTATGAATATGATGAAATTTACTGGTGTTAAACTTCCTGGTGGAGTTGAACTTAATGGTCGTCAGATGTATGACGATGCTATGCGTGATCTAGAAATCATCCAAGAGAAGATGATGACAGAATATGAAACTCCACCCCTAGATCTTATTGGTTAATAATGTTAAACCCATTTTTTCTACAAGGACAAAGTTCTGAGCAAAATCTCATCCAAGACTTGATCAATGAGCAGATCAAGATGTATGGGATTGAAGTGATCTACATGCCCAGAACTTTTGTTAATGTAAAGACAATTATGAGAGAGGTAACTACCTCCAAATTTACAAGGTCTTTCCCAATTGAAGCATATGTAGAAAATTATGATGGGTATGTTGGTAACGACATCACTCTGTCGAAGTTTGGCATTAGAACTCAAGACCAAACTACTTTAATTATATCACAAGATCGTTATGATACTTATATCAGTTCACTGATGACTGGTAGTTCTGGTGAGATGAGACTCACTAACAGACCAAAAGAGGGTGATCTAGTGTATTTCCCGCTGAGCAAAAGTCTCATGGAAATTAAGTTTGTTGAAGATAGAGATCCTTTCTTTCAACTGCAAAAGAATTATATCTATAAGTTGACTTGCGAAGTCTTTGAATACGAGGATGAGGAAATTCTTGGCGTTTCGGAAGTTAATGAGATTGTTGACGAAAAAGGTTATCTAACTACATTAACTCTCGCGGGTGTTGGTACAACTGCTGCGGCAGTTGCAACATTTAGAGATGGTGGTATTTTTGCCCTGACACTTACAAATGATGGTTCTGGGTATGAAACAACCCCAACGATTAGAATTGAACCCCCAGATAGTGGATCTACAGCAAGTGCAGTTGCTATTACAACCGCAAATCAGATGGGTTCCAAGTCTATTCAAAGAATTGAAATAACAAATCCTGGATTTGGATATACTCAAGTCCCAACCGTTACATTTGTTGGCGGTTTGAATAATGGCAATGCACCAATAAACGCTGCTACAGCAGTTGCTGGTGTTGGTACAACTGGTGTTGTTGGTGTTGTTACTGTAACTTCTGGAAGTTCCAATTATGGAATCGCTCCTTCGATCACATTCTCTGCACCAGATCTTGGTTATGGTATCACTGCAACTGGATATGCAGTTATTGATAATCTTGGTGCGGTTTCTCAGATTAAAGTCACCAATGCTGGTTACGGATACACTCAACCCCCAACAATCACGATTGGTATGGGGCAAACAGTTGGTGTTGGCACATTTGCATATGGCAATCTTGTCAAGGGTGTTAGTAGTCTTACCACAGCGTTTGCTAAGGACTGGGATGTCAGAACTATGCTACTCAGAGTTAACAATGTTACTGGTAACTTTGAGGTTGGTGAAGTTATCAATACCACAGCATCTGATGCGGCGTACACCATCAAGGCAATTAATTATGATGATGAAGTAGATCCATTCGCAGATAATGATACATTTGAGACTGAGGCAGATGCAATTCTAGACTTTACAGAATCTAACCCATTTGGTGAGATCTAAATAGTTAAAAATATAATGTCATGTTAGGTAATTATTTCTACTATGAAATTGTAAGGAAGACCGTTATTGGTTTCGGTTCCTTGTTTAATAATATTGAAGTTCGCCACAAAGCGGATAATACCGACCAGCTTTTGAGTAGGATTAAAGTTCCTATCGCATATGGTCCTATTCAAAAATTTCTAGCACGAATTGATCAGCAACCAAATTTAACTGATGGTAGAGCAATTGCACTAACTCTGCCACGACTTGCTTTTGATATTATTAGTTATCAATATGATCCTTCAAGAAAAGCAAGTCCAATCACATCTTTTTGTGCAACAGACTCCGATGATAGTAATAAAATCAAGAAAGTTTTCTTGCCAGTACCATACAATATTTCCTTTAGACTGAGTTTTGCAACTAAGTTGCAAGATGATGCTCTACAGATTCTTGAGCAGATTCTACCATACTTTCAACCATCCTACACGATGACCATCAACTTGATGAGTTCTATCGGACAAAAGAGAGATATTCCCGTTACACTAAACAATATTGACTTTCAAGATCAGTACGAAGGTGACTTTAGTACTAGAAGATTTATCCAATATGATTTGACTTTTACTGCCAAAACATATTTCTACACTGAACTACCCACTGATGAATCTGGTGGTCTTATTAAGAAAGTTCAAATTGATTATCGCACCACCACACACGTTCCTGCACCAAGGGAAGTTCGTTACATCGCAGAACCTTTGGCAACAAAGGACTACAACGATGATGCTACAACAACAGTTGCCGAAGAGTTTACTGTTAAGAAGACTGCACTCAAGGTCGTAAACGCTGCAAATATTGCTGAACAATCTTATATTCAAGTTGATGAAGAGGTTATGTATGTCAAGTCTAAGTCTGGTAATACACTAACTGTTAATAGGGGCGTTTATGATAGTCCAATTCAACCACACTATGAAAACGCTGTTGTTAATCTCGTCAATAATGCTGATGCGGCGTTGATTGAACTTGGTGATGACTTTGGTTTCAGCGAAAGTACCACACTGTTCAATGATGGTAGATCCTATAGTGCTTCACAAGGGAGTGATGTATGAGTGAAAAGTATGATGCAATCAACAAAGCATTAGATATTGATGCTGAGATTGTAGAGACCAAAAAAGAGGTGGTCAAAAAGGTCGAACGTCCTGATGATCCCCAAAAGGACTATGAGTATAGTAGAGGACAATTGTATAACTTGATTGAAAAAGGTCAAGAAGCACTTAGTGGAATCATTGAGTTAGCACAGGAAACTGAATCTCCCAGAGCATTTGAAGTTGCTGGTCAACTTGTTAAGTCTGTTGGTGATGTAACTGATAAGTTACTAGACCTTCAAAAGAAAATGAAAGACCTTGATGCACCCACTAAAAACGGTCCTCAGACTGTTAATAATGCTTTGTTTGTAGGTAGTACAAAAGAATTACAAAAACTATTAAAGCAAGGTGTTCTAAATAATACTACGGATACTGAGTAACCATGAAGGATAAGGATCACGAAGTGTCGATGGCCAAGACACAAGTGAAAAAATCTATTGCTAATCTTCAGAAAGTTGCAAGGGTACTTGCATCAAAAACTGATGATGACAATCTTCCTGCGTGGTTACAAGCAAAGTTGACCGATACTGAGCATAATAGTAGTGCTGCCGCCGATTATATGGGCGAAGGTAAAAAAGTGTGCGGTAAAGGACAGTATTGGTGCAAAAAAGACGAGAAGTGCAAAAAAATCCCTGCAGGTATGCATGTCATGCCTAATGGAGACCTAATGTCAGATTCTGAGCATGGTGATGTCAGTGAAGCGAACAAAAGTGGTGATAGTTCTTTGCGTGACTGGTTTACTAAGAGTCGCTCTTCTGATGGGAAGCCTGGTTGGGTTCAACTGGGCGGTAAATACGCAGGAAAGCCCTGTGCAAAACAACCAGGACAAAAAACAAAACCAAAGTGCGGTTCCTCAAAAATGGCAGCAAACCTAGATCCAGATGAGGAAGAAGCAGCGTTTGAACGTAAACAAAGAAAAGACAAAAATCCAGATCGTAAAGGACAGGCAATTAACGTGAAGACCGAAGAAAGAAAACCTGAAGTTGAAGCACAGGGTAAGAAAGTTGCTGGTTACGAAAAGGAAGGTAAGTATAAAGGAATCACTGATAAGTTCCGCAGGGAAAATCCTGGTTCACGCCAATCCAAGAAGGATCGTGGTGCAAAACCTTCTGAAGGTGAACGTCAAGCAGCACAAAGATCGACAATGAATAGACTTCAGGCAAAGTATGGTAGAACTACCAAACAGAAGCGTGAAGCTGAAATCATGGCAAAGCACACTTCCACCCGTGACCACTTTGAACCAGAAGGTAGTGTAATTCAAGAAAAACCAGGTGATGGTTATCTTGGACCAACACCAATTCCAAACCCAATCCGTTTGGCAAAGGATGCCGTTGATGCATACAATAGAAAACAACAAAAGACTGTAAATACAGTAAATCAAAAGCTTGGTCGTAATTCTGCATCATTGTCAAGGGTAAACTATTTTAATCCAGGACCTAGCGCAGCGTCGAAACGTTATCTTGGTCTCAATTCTTATGATGCCAGTAACAATATTGATGGTGGTGTTGAAGTAATTTCTGAAGCAGGTAAGAAGTGTTGGAAGGGTTATAAGAAAGTTGGCACACAAAAACTTTTTGGTAAGACTTATAATCGTTGCGAAAAAGAAAATTATAATTACTCCAACTGGAGAGATGATTTTGAACCAACCGTAATTCAATCAGTTGATCTGATTAAAGCAGAACCTCTGGTTAGTGAGGAGGAGAAAAAGAAGAAGGATGCTTGCTATCACAAAGTCAAGTCTCGTTACTCTATTTGGCCCTCTGCTTATGCATCGGGTGCTCTAGTTAAGTGTCGCAAGGTTGGTGCTAAGAACTGGGGCAATTCTAAACAAGAAGAGTACGTAGCAGAAGTAGCACCAAAGGGTGATAAGTATGAAAGAATGATCAAACACATAAAAAAGAATTATGCGAAGGACGGCAAACTAACTGATCGTGAGCGTTCTATTGCATACGCTACAGCGTGGAAACAGAAGGGTAGAGAAGAGCAAATTGCACCCAAAGGAGTTCCTGCTATTAGAGGCATTAGTGGTAAAAAACTTATGTCTGCACCTTTAGATCTTCGCACTCCCGCTGAAAAAATGCAGAGTGTAAAAGATCAAGCAAAAAGGAGGTTTGGAGAAGATGTACAAGAAGCATCAGCAGCATGGACCAGAAAGGCAGGAAAGAATCCTAGCGGAGGACTCAATGAAAAAGGACGCAAGTCCTATGAGGATGAGAATCCAGGAAGCGATCTTAAGAGACCTTCAAAGAAAGTTGGGAACAAGCGTAGAGCGTCTTTTTGTGCGCGAATGAGGGGCATGAAAAAGAAACTAACTAGTAAGAAAACTGCTAATGATCCAAATAGCAGAATAAATAAGTCATTAAGAGCTTGGAACTGCTGATATGAAAACATTTCAACAATTCGTAGCAGAAGGAATTAATATCGCAGGAGACTTTAATGGCACATTAAATATTGGCGGTCTATCTTCCCCCCAACAGGTTGGAGAAGATTTTGCTGCAGATCTTGTATGGCAAGGTCAACTTTATAGAATGGAATTTAGTGCAAAAGATGGAATTCCAAGTAGAGAAAGATTAGCAGAAGAACTTCAAAGTCAGTATCCTGGTGCAATTGTACATCAAATTTATCCTATCAATTCTGAGTCAAAAAATATTCAAGTAAAAGATTC